AGTCCCCCGCAACCATCCGAAGCCGCCAGTCAAACGGCTGGCGTCTTCGGGCCAGGTATTCCCGAGCAAATCCCATTTTCCTTCGGCAACGTAGAAGCGCCGCCCGTCGGCGCGATGCGGGATCATCGCAATCTCACCTGAGTGCTTCAGAAGCTCGGTCCTGGCCAGAGCGGCATCCTTGCGGAGCAGGGCTCGCAAATCTTTCAGCCCGCTTATAACGTAGTTTCGGATCTCGCTAACGCGCGATTCGATCGATTCCGGCGTGGCCGACAACAAACGGTCACTAATAGCGTGGAGTTCGGCCTCCTTTCGCCCGATCTCTTCGAGCATTGACCGCGAGTGTCCAGCCTCGGCGACGGCAGAAACAAGACGACTAATTTCTGCTTCCAACCGAGCCTTTCGCTGACGCATCTCGCCAAGGTCTCCAGACAGGCTGGTAAGAGCCACTTCGAGCTGTCTTTGAAACTCCTCGACAGCGTAGTCGATGACTTCTGGGCGTAGCAGTTCACCTTGAAGTTTTCCTAGCAGCAGCTCCTCCAAGTCGTCACGACGAATGTAGAGATCGTTTTGGCAGCCGCCACGATTGAAGCGTCTCGAACAGGCGTACTTCTTGTGCCGATGCGTTCCGCCGCCTGTGGCGATGATTAGGTTCGCGCCGCACTCGCCACACTTCAGAAGTCCGCTAAACAGGTACGGGCTCGTCATGGCGCGCGGTGCAAGGCCACGGCTCTTTGGATAACCCCAAATCCCAGGGAGCGCGATAAACCGTGCGCGCACCGCGCTCCAGAGATCGGCAGGCACAATGGCCAACTCCGCATTGGAAGCCCGTAGCCATTCCGATTCAGGGCGCGCCCGACGCTGACGCTTGTTGGTCCCGGGCACCTTCACAAACTTCGAGCGATTCCAGACGACGTTGCCAATGTACAGCTCGTTTTTCAGCATTTCGCGAATCGCAGTGGGACACCATTCGCCGCCCACCCGGTCCGCGCGCGGACGCGGAGGTGGAACGTGCTCGGCGTTCAGCGTCTTAGTGATGGCTTTTAGGGAATTGCCGCTGGCTGACAGTTCAAAGATTCGCTTGACGATCGCCGCTTCGGAAGGATTCACGATGAGCTTTTTCCCAGCACCTTCACCCAGAGAAACCGTGTCGTAACCGAAAATCCGCCCTCCCGTATGTAGTCCGCGCAGGGCTAAACCTTCCATCCCGCGGTGCGTTTTCTTCGCTAGCTCGCGCACGTACAGTGAATCCACGAGCCCGTGGACCGTCACGAGCATCTCCGACTGTTCATCGTCGCTGGTGATTCCCTGGCTCACGGCAATGAGTTGCACGCCAGCAAAGTTTAGGCGCTTGAAAATCGAAAGAGCATCTTCCGTGGTTCGCGATAGGCGGCTGGTATCGTCAACCAGGATGGCTCCAAACGGCGGAGCAACGGAGAGCGCAAGCTGAAGAATCCGCTTTAGGGCAGGACGATCGGCGCCGACTCCGCTGAGAGCTTCGTCGCGGTAAATGTGCTCTTCAAGTATTTTGAGACCGTGAGCTTCAGCGTACTGGCAGCACTTCCGAATCTGGTCATCGATCGAGGCCCGGCTCTGCATCTCCGTAGAAACACGAGCGTAGATTGCGGCGCACTGGAGCTGGCTCATTGACCCTCCTCCGTAAGTTATTACTATAAGGGTACTGTATCATAACTTTACGAGCCGTCGCGCTGTCTCTCGGAAGCGAGGTATTCCCTCACCAACGTCGGCACTATCATGTTATCGATCCAGCTCTTCACCTGCGGGTCCAGCGGCGTACTCAGACGGACGCGCTTCCGCACAGGCCGCTCGGAGACCGTTATGTTCGGCGGCAGATCGAAGTGCGCGTAGACTCGAGCGCGGACCCTGGCGAAATTAGCCAGCGCGCTTGGGTGTGCTTGGAGTTCCACCATCGTCGACAGCCTTCCTCCGGACAAGAGTAGACTCATAACTTTTGCAGTTGCGGCATTCTTTACCGCCAGCGATTGACCCAGGCGGACCCGCCCGATGGCCGGCCAGGCTCCCCATTTGCCCTGCCGGGGCCCCCTTCTTGGCTCCCGCTAGCCGCTGGCCTGCCGGCGGGCGGTTCCCGTAGCTCCGCGGCCAGGTCCCCCAGGCGGCGGATCGTCGCGTGTCCGAGGACGTAAAGCGCGGCCAGAGCATAGACCTCGAGGTCCAGGGCTTCGTTGCGGGCGCGCGTCTTGATGTACTCGCGGATGGTGCCCTTGCCGCGACGGTAGCGGCGGACCGCCTTCTCGGACGTCAACTGCGCCAGGTACTCGTCCTCGATGAAATCGGGCAGGTGCATGTAACCGGGACCAGGACCGGGAACCCTCATGCGCGCAAAGATGCGGTCCTTTGCCGTGTCGGTTCCGATGAGCCACAGCTTCACGCGGTATTGATTGTTCGTGCTGAACTTCCCGAGGATCTCCTTACCCGCCTCGCTCGAGCCCTTCAGCGCAAACACCCGGCGAGGTTGGCGAGCGCGCACGAATCGATAAACGGAATCGGTGTGCAGGCCTCCGGAGTCGATCATAGTGCAGGAGATTGTTACCGGCTGGCCGGAGACGTGCTCCCACGTCGAGAGCAGGAAAGAATCAAGTTCATTCCACACTTGCTCCTGGCCGGGATCGCCGAAGACTTGCTGGTAGGCGATCAGCCAGGACTCCTCCTTCGCGCCCCATCCCTTCACTACACACTCGAGGCGATCGCTCTGCACGTCGACCGCGGCGGTGAGAATCCCAACTCCATCGGGGACCTCGGCCGCGTAGGGCTCGAGCCGGCCCCTCAGGGTAATCGCTTCAACAGAGTCGCCCTGCTCCTCCCACGTTTCTCCGAGGCGGAGATTAATGAAGGCCTTCAGCTTCTCGGGATTGTGTTCCTGGTTGGCTTCGTGCCACTCCTGCGCGAGTGCCGCCCAGTTCTCGCGCCAGGGCGAGTACAGGGCATTGATGTGGAAGCCGGCAATCGGCCGGCAAGGGAACTCAGCAATCCACTCGCCGGCATCGAGCATTTGCTGTTTGAACCCCTCCGGAATGCATCTGTCACAGCCCGCGCACTTGTATCCCACACTGGCGGAGTCGACCTGGCCGTCGGCGTCCACGGAGTAAAAAAGCCGGTAGGTCTTCGACTCCGGGTCCTTCCACCATAGTGCCTGCTTCTTCCCGCAGTACGGGCACGGGACGTAAAAGCGCCGCATGTCCGACCGCAGAAAGTCCCGCTCGATCGGCGAGACGCCCTTCGGCTTCGCTGGCGTAGAGCCCTTCACGATTTTCCAGTCGGCGAAACCGTCAGTGCGCCGCGTGCCTATGGCGATCGGGTCGCCTTCGCCGTCGACGTCGATGGGATACCCGTCCACCTCGTCAAAGAGCACCACCGGGACCGGATCGGAGCGCAGGCCGGCGCCGGAGTTGGCGCCGGTCAACTTCAGGAATCCTCCCGGAAATTCTTTAAGTGCCAGGGTATTTCCGGCGCGCCGCGAGGTCGGCGGTTTAATTTTATTTCGCAGCGCCGGGCAGGACTCAATCATCGGAGTGATGCGCTTCTTTCCGTAGTCCTTCGCGTTGTCGATCGTCGGCTGCACCAACATGATCGGCTTGGGATCGGCGTCGACGTAGTAGCCGCAAATGTTGTTGAGCACGGCATCGGAGTAGCCCACCTGGGTGCTTTTCTGAATAACCACCTCGTGAATGAGCGGATCGAGAATCACGTTCATCATTTCGACCTGGAACTTTTCCGGGCGGAACGGGCCTGGCCGCGATGTAGTGCCCTTCGGCAGCGCGCGGTTTCGTATCGCCCACTCGGATACGGTGATGTCCGGGGGCGGATCGAAGTGCGCATACACGCGGACCACTACGCCGGCGAGATTAGTCAGCGCGCTCGGATGTGTCTGGATTTCCATTGTTCGCCGACTTCGCCAGCGCCGCCAGCGCCTCCTTGAGCGCCTTCTCCAGCTTCGCGTGAATCATGACGCGCGAGGTTTCCCCTACGAGCTCGGGAGCGAGCCGCGGGGCGATCGCCATGATGCGGGCCTTCGTGGTGAGGACCAGGTCGGTCATGGTTTTTTCCACATCCGCCAGCGCGATCAGTTGACCGCGCTCCTTGGCGAGCTCGATCTCCCGCAAGTCCGCGTCGGCGCGGAGGAGCCTGACGCGCTCCTCGCGCTCGCCCACAAACCCTCCTTCGAGCGTCGGTACAGATTTCTTCTGGAGCGCGTTCTGCAGATAGCGGATGTACCAGAGCATGCATTTCACGGGGTCGTATTGCCCGCGGCCCTCTTTCGGCATGCCTTCCTTCACCAATTGCCCGACCCGCTGCTCGGTAATGTTCAGCGCGGACACGATTTTGCTTATGTCGACGGTCGCCAAATTTCACGCCTCCAGCACCGGCGGGATGACTTTGGAGGCTTCCCGCACCCGGATCTTCATCCGACTCTCCTCTGAAACTAAACTAAAGTCCGTCAAAAACTGTGGGTCCGAGGACTTCTGGCTCGATCGCCGTCACCCGCGGTCCGCCCACCCCCAGGAAGGACCCGCCTCGAAGCCGACATCCCGACATCGCCGCAACTGAATACGATCCAGGTTGCAGCAAGTGCAACGCGTGTCTTACCTGCCGGCCATTTTGAGAAAAGCGTCGCGAACTCCCACCAGGTCTGCCAATAACTTCGTCGCGACTTCGCTGATCTTGCCCCTTGCGAGGAGGCCCGGCACATCGGCACCTGTCGCCACTCCGTTGAGTAGACTCTCGATGCCGAGGCGCAAAAGCATCTTGTCCTGGGAGACCATGATCTCGCCGTTGCGGCCGAAGTATTTGCAGAAGTGTTGCATCGTGTCGAAGAATCGCGGGCGAGCTTCCCCCTCGTCCATCACCACGCGGAGCACATCCGGTAATTTCAATCCGTTTCGCACGATGCAACACTTCT